TCTGTCTAGCTGTTGCTATATCGGAAATAGGTGTGTTGGGGTCAGCCATTAGAGCTTTAATAGCTAGGGTAGGTCCGAGCAAATGTGCCGCATATAAGTGTGCAGGATCACTTGCATCCAAGTCAGCATAAGAAAGAGCAGCAACATTTTGATTGGTAAATGCTTCAGCAACCTTAGCGGATACCTGAGGATTAGATTTTAATGCGTCTAATTGATCTTTTGTTAAAGTAGACGTGTCATAACCCATTTTAGAAAGGGTATCTGTAAAAGTTTTATCTAGAAAACCGAAGAGGCCCGATGCCGTGCTAGTGGTACTTTTTGCAAGAGGGTTTAGGCTGCTCTCAATTTTTGCTACTCCACTTAAATAACTAGGGTATTTAATGTCTGATGAAATTGTGGGCGTTATACCCTTGCCCCCAGTAAATACTGGGTTGCCAGAATTATCCGTTCGTATGACATCGTTACCCAACCCTAAGTTTTGACCTAATGGCGTAGGCGTGTATGGAGATCCGCTATATGCAGGGCTAGGAATTGCACCGGAGCTAGGGTTGTAAAAACTATATCCTCCGGGAGAAGGGGTAGTTGTCGGCGCAAAACCAGCGGCAACGCCAGATAAAATTAATGGCATTCCCAGAAATGCTGGGTCCATTTGATATTTTGCAAAAGATGGTAGGTCAACTCTTGGAACAGGGGGTGTTTCTAACTGGGTAGGTTGTTCTGGAGTAGGGGTACTTACAAAAGAAGTGCCGGGACCGCCGCCATTATAATACGGATTATTTGTTGGTTCCGGGGTGCTAACAAAAGAAGTACCCGGACCACCACCGTTATAATATGGATTATTTACAGGGGTGACAGCATCTCTTGCAATTTGTTCTTGTCTAGCTTGTTGTTCAGTTTGTGCCTGTGCATTAGACTGAGCTTGAGCCATAGCATTATTTTGAGCTTGGGTAGCCTCATTGTTAGAATAACGGTCAGCTTCCTGACGAGCCGCAGCTTGTGATGTATCTATATCTCTAATACCACCACCTCCGCCGGGGGCGTTACCAGAATTGTCAGAAACATTATCACGTTGACCTTGGTAGCCCCAGCCACCACCGAAATCTTGATCTGGCATAGCTTACCTCATCGCCTTATTAGCTTGGACCCGTTGCATAGCGGTATTAGCACGAAGTTGGGCAATATCTTCCATAGATTGAAGTTTTTGCTGGTCCATCTCTTCTTTATGTTGAAGTTTTTGAGTTTCAAGGTCTACTTTAGCTTGATCAATCTGACCGCGATGCTGAAGTTCTTGGCTTTTCAACTGCAAACCCTGCTGCTGAAGCTGGATTAAAGGATCTGGCCCCGCAGGTGGAGGAGCAAGCTGCTGCATCAACCCAGCCATCATTTGCGCCTCTGCCTTGGCAACCTCAATCTCCATTTCATGCGTCTGAAGCTGGATATTGATACCTTGGTGTTGCATTTGCAAGACAACTTGCTGCTGGGCGGCAAGGGACAGATGTTCAAGGAGATGGGATAGCAGAACGCCATACACTGCCGGAGATGTTTGAAGCAAAGGCAGTTTAATAAACGCCAGATGCGTCTGGATATGCGCCATATGGTCCTGATCAGGGAACACTTTTAAAGGATTACCCCCAGAAGGTATTGTTAACGACCTTGCATTCTCCAAAGCAGGGCTTTCAGGCATTGCTTGTGGAGGTGGGGGTAGAACGAGGTCGATGTCAGTGACACCGAGAGCCGCGTACATCCGGCGGTAGGCCTCGTATAGGTTGTGCATTTGCGGAGCGTTCTGGGCTAACTGCAATTGCTGCTGTGCCAACGTAATCCGCTGCGTCATCGAGAAGATATTAGGGTCGGAAACAGGTAAAACGTCAACTTTACCGTCAAAATCCGCAGCTTTAATGCTCGCGTCAGCTCCAGTTACTTCATATGGGTACTCTGGAGGCAGATAATCAGCAAAAATACCTGCAAGAAGTTTTAATTCTTGCATCTGAGCATTGTGAAGACGTTTGTGAACCGCTGACATCACACGACTACCACGCTCAAGCATGGCAATCGCCGTTCCAACAGGCATTTCGTTGTTGGAGTCACCCATTCCAAGGTCAGTTGTGCCGATAAACTTCTGTGCGGCGTCAATACAGAAGCCAAGAAGCTGGAAAAGAGTAGCTGACGGCTCTTTATAAGGCAAAGGCATCAGGCTGGAAGCAATATCGCCGCCCGGAACGTCTACATCTCGCCATTCTCCGGGTTGAATCGGAGTCTGATCTTCTATTCTCAGACCTTTAGCTTTAAAACCCGCCGGAAGATTTGATAAAGTTCCAGCGTCAACCAACTGACGAAGAATAGCGGTAGATGTACGAGACAAATTACCAAGAAGGTGAACAAGTCCAAAACCGTAGAAGCCCATTCCCGGCAAAAATTTATAGTGGACAAAGTATTGTTTCTTAAGTTTCTTCGGGTCATCTTCTCGATAGTTCCTGCGGATAGACAGAACAACTTGAGATTTGCTTTCATACGTTACAATATACGGTAATTGAAGGCCTGTTTCTTCGCCGTCATCACCCTTATCTTCAAAACCTTCAATGTCCAAGTAGCAATGGCACTCGTGCAAGGTGTATTCGTTTACGTCAGCAGGTTCTTCAACACCACGAATACGGTCCATACGTTCCTGAATAATGTCCGTTTCGCCTGTTACAGGCTTGCCAAGGTGAACATCGCGGTAGAAGCCGCTCAACTGAAGCTTGCGAAGCTCGTTAGGCGAGTATCGTAACACATGTGTTACCCGTTCTGCGGTCAGAAGATCACGTGCAGAATACGGAACAATGAGATCCTTAGGTAGAACGTATGGACTAGTACCTCTTTCCAGATAACTATCATAGTACACCTTTTTAAAAGCACTGCCGCCGTAGCCCACGTAGAATAGCATCTGATCAAAATCAGGGTCATACTCTTCCATGACCTGAGTGATCTGGTAGTTCATGTACATCTTGACGCGATTAGCCTGTGCTTCCTTTTCAGGCGTCACCTTCCCGATTATCGAGGTACGCACAGGGCCACCTGCTGGCAACAGTTCCTTGTAAGCTTGCGCTTGAAACTGAGTCACAGCCTCATTCAAGATTGGGTGGGTCACGCCGGTCGCACCGTCAAATGGTTCTGTGCGTTCTTCGTACTCCATACCAAGAAGGACCATGCCCTTCTCGTACTGGTCTTTCCACTCTTCGCGGCTCAAGTCGTCATCTTCGATATCGCTATCAAGATCGTCCACAATTTTAAAAAGAACCTTGTCGTCCAAGAATTCAGCTAGATTGTCATCGAATTCCGGCTCTTGGCCCTCTTCTACGGTGTCATCTATCTCTTCAGGAGACTCGTCGGTCTCAACTGCCGTGTTCTCGTTATCTTCCTCAGGCCCTGCCCCATTGCCGCCATTACCCATAGCGTCATCGCGTTCGCCGTTCAAAGTTCCGGAATAAACAGAACTGTCAATATTATTGTAGGGGGAATTAGCCATTAGTAGTAAACCCTTTTTCCGATCTTCTCAACGCGCTCAACTACAAAGTCATCCGGATGGGTTAAGAACCCGCCTTGCCTAAATCTCATCAGAGCCTGTGTAGCCGCATCGCAGTGATCGTCATGCTCTCCATAAGGAAATGAAGCCATCTCCTCGATGACTTCTTCTGCCCAGCTTGTTTCAGGATACCACACCAAACCGGATTCGAACAGGGGGGCTACCGAGTTCATTCTTACATGTTTATCGTTGCCGCGACTAGGAGAAAACTCCGCTACGGGTATACCAGTGGAACGTAATTCTTGCAGAAGCGGAAGTCCCGCTGCCTTGGCTTCAACCAAAACCGTTTCCGGATCCCAATACTTGTATTCCTCAAAAGCAATGCGCTTTAGGTCGGGAAACTCCCACCGCCCCTTCTTGGCATCTAACAAGATAACATTTGGCGCAGCATTTTCTTTAGGGTAGAAAACCCCCCACGTTTGAATAGCACTATAGTCGGCTGTCCGGCTTTTGGTGTGGGCCGTGTCGTAGGACTGCATTACATAATGCAATCTTGGCACGTCATCCTTTGTCCAAGGTTTCCACCACTCGCGTTTGATAACTGACGCCGTGTCAGATGTCGGTTGTTGCATGTACTGGGCATTCCACTTCTGCAAAGAAATAGAAGCCTTGGTTCCCTCAAGTTCCTCAATGCTCCAGAACTCCGGCCACAAAGGTTCACCGCTGGGCATAATTGCAGGAAGTTCAATGACTTCCCACTGGTCAGCCTTTGGGTCCATCGCAGACTGGCGCAGTAAACGCGCTGTTAGATCGTTCTCACCCCAGCGGGTCATAACCAGAATGATCGCACCACCCGGTTGAAGTCGCTGTCTAGGTCCCGATAAATACCAGTTCCACGCATTTTCCAACGCTGTAGGCGACATTGCATCTTGCTCCGAATGTGGATCATCCACGACGAAAAGATCAGCACCGCGACCCGCAATGTTACCGCCGACACCCGCCGCATAGTATTCCCCTCCACCATCTGTCTGCCACCGATACGCAGCCTTACTGTCTGCCCGTAGTCGTACCCCGAAAATCTGCTGGTACTCTTCCTGTTCCATCAGGTTCTTGATCTTACGACCAAAGCCAACGGACAGGTCAGCCGTATGGGTTGCTTGCATAATCTTCATGTCCGGTCGTCTGCCAATCATCCAAGCCGGGAACAGGTAGCTAGCAAACTCAGATTTCGTATGGCGAGGTGGCAGGTTTATGATGACCCTTTTCTTCTCTCCTCTGGCAATTGCCTCGAACTTGTCAGCAATAGTCTTGTGATGCCGACCAGCAATGAAGTTAGGCCATACAAGCTTTACAAAATCCAAGAAGTTATCCCGCGCCGCATCTAGCTTCGCAATGTTAGCCCCGCGTTCCAGAAGCTGGGCATACCGCCGAAGAAGTTCCTCCGGTACATTCGGAACTGTCATTTCTTATTCCAACCGCGATTCTTAGCCTCCGACATAACCCGAAGGTTGGATCTGGCATTCGTCCCACCAGATCTTACAGGCTTGATGTGATCCACATCTTTGCCATCCCCCTTACTCACCAATCCAGCCTTAGCCAGCTTGGCGCGAGCCATGTTTCGCATCCCACGCTTCTTAACATTCTCCGGCGTAGCGTTATACCCACGATCCATCTTTTTGATCTGAGATGGTGTTCTGTGAGACGAAGGATCTCGTTTTTCAGATTTCATGTTATAAATCCTTTAGATATAGGGTGTATTTAACATGTATTGTCGTAAATGACAAAGGTCAGAGGACAATTGATGTCTATCCCTTTTCCCCTAGACATGTACGACGTAGCCCGCTTCTTCTCTAGGGTTGATGTCCGCGACTCCAACAATTGCTGGAACTTCCAAAGAAGTTTATCTGTAGGAGGGTATGGAACTTTTTCAGCAATCGGAGAAGATTTTTACGCGCACAGGTTCTCCTACCTTCTGTTCTTTGGTAAGATACCAGATGACATGCTGGTGCGCCACAAGTGTGACAACCCGGCATGTGTAAACCCGTACCATTTAGAAACGGGGACCACTATGGATAACCAAAGAGACAAGCAGCTTCGTGACCGTATTCCAAAAGGTTCCCAAAATGGGAACTCAAAACTTACAGAAGAAGATGTATACGCCATCCTCGCCGACACCCGGTCTGCCAAAGTAGTGGCGTCCGAATACGGAGTTAGCAAAGACACCGTCCTCCGTATCCGTAGAAACCAACAGTGGAAGCACCTAGCTAGGGTTATTTCAGATGGGCCTTCAACGTAGCCCTGTTTGTCTTCGGGCTATATTGATAATGCGTCTTCGGTCTACCTGATGCAGAGGAAGCCCTGTCAATAGCCCGCTCCTCTGCTGTCATC